TGACTCATTACAGTTTGCTTCCGTTCGTTCCTCACGTTGCAATCTTCCATTTCGCAACATTAGCCAAAGGGTTATGCGGTTATGATTATATAAAATAACCATATAGGAACAGTAAAGAGTGAAAGAAAGCACCAACACTGCATTGTCACCCCTATTACTGGTAGCTTTTCTATACCATCATTAAAAATATTTCTATCCATACCAGCAGTAAATAACATTGCTACCATATTTGCCAAAAATAATTTCGTGTAAAAATCCATCATATTTCTCAGTATCTAGTTACCGCCTAACAAGGCAATTAATCGTGATTGCTAACAGTTTGTTGTTTTTCTTGTTCGGTCATTCTTTCTAACCTCGTTCGTTGTTGATGTAGTAATACTAGATTAAATAATTTGACTTGTCTATTAATTTTTATTAAAATTTAATCTGTTTTATATCTAAGGGGTTTTTATGAGTAAAAAGAAAATACAGCCATTAAATTTAGACGAGTCCGTTATTGGGCTTTTAAAGTCTTCCGCAGAAAGAAATGACCGTTCAATGTCTTCTGAAGCTAATAGGATTTTAAAAAAGAGCTTGCAAAAAAAGTAAATAAGATTTAATATTTAACTGTTATCTGGACTAGAACACAGGTGATAGACAAGGTTTTGTCGGTACTTCTGGGGTTATTTATTTAGCCCGTTCTAGCAGAAATACCTACAAAGCCTTTTTTATTGTCTTAAATAAAGTCCTCGATTATATTTTATGCGTCATACTTCGGTAGTCTCGATTCGAATATAATTTAAAGTGTTAGAATGAGCGCCCAAAGCACGACTGAGTTTTAAGTTAATTAAAGGGGCTGGACAGCTTTGCAGGCTGGAATGATTAACCGAGCTATTAACTGTTTAAAATAATAGCTTATGAGTTCTCTACGGAGTAAGTGTAAGAATCAATTATGTGAGACCTTGCCGGGCATTAATGGTTTAACTCATAGTAACCTGAGCTAATTTTTTTAAATTGGCCTTTGGGTTTTCTATGATTTCTACTAAAGATTCTTATACAAAGTAAGTTTAGTTTTTATTAATCTACTATAGAGTTTGTAAATACTAATACAGTTTGATGTAAGTCCGCATACCGGCATTCAGGCTTACAATTTGGAGGTCATATGTTGCCTAAGCATTATTATTGCGAGAAGCAAAGCGCTTCATTTAATGATAGCGAATGGATAAGCGGCCAGATAGATCAGCTACCTATTGCTATGCAAAAGAAAGTTAGTGATAGATATAGCGATATTTATTTGAAGCTTACTACTGAAGAAGATCGCAAAGCTAGATTTAGAGCTAATTCATGGTTAAGGCTTACTGTGGATAAGTATAGAGTTATCAACACTGAAGGATATTTTTAATATGTTATACGAACTAAGACCACACCAGCAGCAAGCGCTAAACGAATTAAGAGTTTCATTCTCAGAAGGTAAAAAGCGCCCTATGCTTTATGCCTCAGTGGGTTATGGTAAAACGGTAGTTGCCGCTCATATTGTTACCGGCACTTTAGATAAAGGTAAGAAAGTTTTATTTGTTGCTCCTTACACAGCATTAATAAATCAAACAGCCAGATCATTTATGGATCAGGGAATACCACAACCAGGAATAATGCAAGCAGATCATCCTTGGACAAACCCAGGCAAAAGGCTTCAAATAGCTTCAGTTCAAACATTAGCAAGAAGAGCAATACCTGATGTGGATTTAATTATTGTTGATGAGGCTCATTTGCAATACTCAGTTATCTCTAGACTGATGGATGAAACAGAAATACCGGTAATAGGGCTTTCTGGTAGCCCTTTCTCGAAAGGCTTAGGTAAGTATTATGACAATTTGATACATACCACGTCAATGCGCCAGCTTATTGATGATGGCTTCCTTTCTGATTACGTAGCTTACTCACATGACAAACCAAACTTGACCGGTATAAAAACCGTAGCTGGTGACTATCACGAGGGTCAATTAGGTGAAAGGATGAGCGACCCAAAACTGATAGGGTGCATTATTGATACATGGCTAAAGCATGGAGAGAATAGACCTACAATTTGCTTTTGTGTGAATGTGGCTCACGCTGAATTTATAGGAGCTGAATTTGAAAAAGTAAATATAACAAATGTGGTGATCACAGGGCGTACACCAATGGACGAGCGAGAGGTTTACTTTCAGCAATTCAAAAGAGGGAATATAAAGGTTCTTGTTAATGTAGGAACGTTAGTTGCCGGTTTTGACTCTGATGTAAGGTGCATAATAGACGCAGCGCCAACAAAATCAGATATAAGGCACGTTCAAAAGCTTGGTAGAGGATTAAGAACAGCTAAAGGCAAAGATCACCTGATCATATTAGATCATGCAGGAAACTTGGTTAATTTGGGCTTCCCTGATGATATAGAAATAGAATCACTAGATACAGGCAACAAGCAAGAAGCGGCAGAAAGAAAAGAAAAACAAGAAAAAGAAAAGAAAGAGAAAAAGCCAAAAGAATGCGCTAAATGCCATCACATGAAAAAAGCAGACGAACACGAATGCTCTAAATGTGGATTTACGCCTAAGTTTATTGAAAATGTCGAAGTTGCAGACGGTGAACTATCAGCCATAAAAACATCAAACAAATACACCAAGAGTGACAAACAGCGCATTTACTCAGAACTCAAAGGATACCAAAGAGAAAGGGCGCTTTCAGGAAAAAACTTAACTGACGGATGGGTTAGTAACACATACAAGGATATGGTTGGCGTATGGCCTAGAGGATTAAGAGAATCAGCCTCGCAGCCTGGCGAGCAAGTTAGAGGCTTCATAAAACACAAGGCTATTGCGTGGGCTAAATCAAAAAATAAAATGAAAAGCGCGGCCAAGCACGATCAATGGTTAGAAAGCAGACAAAACATAGCTTGATTAATTAGTTTTTATTAATTATTATTAGTTATTGAATTTATTTAAAGGTACGTTATGAAAACAAGCGTTGCAGCAAAAGGCCAATGGGGTTTAATTTACAAATCCTTTGGCCTTCAGATAATACCGAACAAACACCAAGTTTGCCCATTGTGCGATAGAAAAGGATCTTCTGGCATTAGGATTCACGATAAAACCGGTAACGGTGATTATATTTGCGTCTGCAGTAGCGGTAATGGATTTTCTTTATTGATAGAGATGACTGGATTGTCATTTGCTGAAATAGCAAAACAGGTTGATGAGATCATAGGTAATGAACCAGATAAAAAACTAATAAAGCCAAAGCTATCAGGGGTTCAAAAGAAAATAGCCAGCACATCGCAGCCAATAAACGGCACGTGGTCTGAGTATTATTTAAAAGAGCGAGGAATAATAAACCTACCAACAATGTCAGTTCATCATTGTTTAGAGGTTCCTTTTTTTGATGAGTCAGGGAATAAGACCGGCAATTATGAGGCTATGGTTGCCACAGTTACGGACGCGCAAACATTAGAAATACTTCAGCAACACATAACCTATTTAGAAGGAAGTAAGAAAATTTACAGGAAAGTAAGAAATATTACTGATGTTGACTACAAAATACCGGTAATTAGGTTGATGGATGCAGAGAAAACGCTTGGAATAGCGGAGGGGATAGAAACAGCTTTAAGCGCACACGATAAATATAACATCCCTTGTTGGTCAACAATAAACAGCGGATTTATGAAAAGATTTAGAGCGCCTAAAGGAGTAACAAAGTTATGGATTTTCGCTGATAACGATAAAAGCTTAACCGGTCACGCGGCGGCTTTTGAATGTGCGAGAGCTAATTTAGCAGCTAAAAATGACGTTTCAGAAGTTGTTGTGGCTTGGCCTGATGGCTATGGAGACTTTAACGACCTGGAAGATAAAGACGATCTTTATTTTTGGGAAAGCAGCAATATTAAATAACAAGTAAGGAATAAACAAATGAATACAATAGAGGTTAATAGAATGAGTGAATGGTATAGCGCTTTTGATAAAATGCCACCAGATTCAGCTAATAGTGTTTTAGTTGTTGCTGAGTATAAAGCATGCACTGAGTATAACGTTTGTTATGTTGATGATGATGATCTATTCAGGAGTGAAGAAACTGACGAAATAATACCGGCCATTAAATGGCAGTTAATTACTGAAACTGAAACACAATAGAGGCTAATAGAATGAGAGTTAAAATAAGTGTCGATATATACTCAGTAGTGGTAATACTGACAACCACTTTTGACGAGTTCAAGAAGGATTATAAAGACGCTAAGGAGGATACTCCATTTATCACTATTGATTGTGGGGGATATATTTTTGTGCATGTTAGGGATGAGTGGGGTAATATGCGCGACCACAGGTTTATACAGTGTTTATCGCATGAATTAAACCATGCGGCAATGTGCGTATTAGGCGCTTCAGGTGTAAAGTTTGGTTATGACAACCAGGAGCCTTTGTGCTACTTACAAGACTTTATGATGTCAAAAGCAATAAAAGCAATAAACAAAAATAGAGGCTAATAGAGCACATAAAAAAAGCCCCTATATGGGGCTATTCTTCTAAATCATATTCTAATAAATCATCTATATCAGTTCGCCGTAT